AACGGCAACTGGGTGGAGAACTACGTTGCTCGTGACATGTTCCAAGACACCACAGAGGATGGCGTTACGACAACCAAGGTAGAGCATGAGGCGGCTTATCAGGCTTCCCTAGACTCCAAAGTCGCTGAGACCAATCGCAAGAAGCGTGACGACCTGTTGTCATCTAGTGACTGGACCCAAATGAACGATAGCCCACTCACGAATGAACTCAAGACTGCTTGGGCGACCTTTCGTCAAGAGTTGCGTGATGTCACCGATTTGGACGCATGGCCTTCCCTAGAAGACGCCGATTGGCCTGTGTCACCGTAAGAGGTAGCACATGTCAGACCAAGCAAACGACAGTTGGCACCTGTCTAAATCAGTGCCAATTACGCTAATCTTTGGCCTCCTCGTTCAAGCGGGGGCTATAGTATGGACCGTCAGTATGATGATGGCAGACATTGAGTCAAACATGCGAGACATCATGGTCCTAGAGATAACCGTCAGTGAACTTGAGGATGTCGTACAGTCGCAGCAAGTCTCACTTGCGCGTATCGACGAGAACATTAAGGCGATCCGAGACGCCGTCGAATACATGATGGATCGCCAAAGAGAAGAACACACAGAACAATAGTTTCGGAACCTAAGGAGAGCAGACCTTAGGAGTTACTATGGACCCGCTAACAGCATTAGCGGCGATAAAGACAGGTGTGGCTGCGGGTAAGCAGTTGCACAACCTGTCCAAGGAAATCGCTGGTTTCTTCGATGCTACTGACAGTGCCAAGAAGGCCCACGCAAAGAAGAAGAACAGTGTGTTCTCCTCGGCTAACGAGGAAGCAATGGCAACTTGGACTCAGGCTCAGAACGCTAAGACAGCGGAGGCTGAACTACGAGAGTTCATTGTGAACACAAAAGGCTTTAGTGCCTACCAAGACCTACTGAAGGTCAGACGTGAGGTCATTGCCCAGCGCAAGGAAGCCGAGAAACAGGCGGCCTTAGAGGCTGAAGAACGGCAAGAACTCATCATGTCTATCTCAGTCATCCTCCTCCTCGTTATAGCAGTGGTGGGTGGCTTTGGTTTCTGGTTGCAAATGAAAGGTTACATTGACCTATGAACGAAATGATACCCGACAAAATGGCTTACCAGACCAACAAGAGACGCATGGCATGGACTGCGCTGGGGATGATGATTGTGTCCACAGTCGCTGTACTCCTAGACCCTGCAAGAATGGCTGAGGCTGACGCTGTACTCATGATGATGTACGGCTCACTATCAGCACTAGTTGGTGCTTACTTTGGTTTCTCTTCAGCCCAGACGACTAAGTCTACATCTACAGAAACCTACAAGAAGGATGATTACTAGGGCAGCCGCTCTGGTCGTCATGAGTATTACACTAGCATCCTGTAGTTCACTTCCTTCTCTACTAGGCGGCGGCGGTCCATCAGTGACTGCTGTCGGCACACAGTTAGCCAAAGAAGCGAACCAGCAAGTCGTAAACGACCAGTCTAACATCAGGACTGAAGACGGAGACATACAGGTCACGGAACTCAAAGAGACCGTCCAGACCAGAGATGTCGAAAGAATTAACATCAAGAACCAAGACATACCGCCGTGGGTCATCATTGCACTTATCCTCGGTTGGCTACTGCCTTCACCAAGCGAGATGGGCAGGGGACTGATGTCTATGGTCACAGGTTTGAAAAGGAAGGCAGCAGACTAATGGCATTTAGATTAGGTAAGAAAAGCCTCTCAAGGTTAGAGGGTGTGGATGAAAGACTTGTCGCTGTAGTCAAGAAGGCTATCAGCATCAGCAAGGCCGACTTCACTGTACTGGAGGGACTAAGGTCCATAGAACGTCAGCGTGAGTTGGTGGAGAAGGGCAGTAGTCAGACTATGAAGTCTAAGCACTTGGACGGTCTAGCAGTTGACTTAGGTGCCTATGACAGCGTCACAGGTATTCGTTGGGAAGAGGCTGCATACTTTCCGATTGCAGATGCAATGCAGAAGGCTGCACAGGAATGTGGTGTTGCTTTGTGCTGGGGTGCTGCATGGGCTGTGCCTGAACACAAGTATCCATTTGATTGCCGTAAGTGGGATGGCGACATGAAGTCATGTTGGACAGCCTACCACACCCTGAGAAAGCAGCAGGGGCGCATTGGATTTAACGACATGCCACATTTCGAATTGGCGGTCTGAGTAAACACAAAAAACACAGATCGCACCTTTACCCTGCTGTCCCAACTGGCAGCAGCCGCGCAGTCGTAGGGCGGCATAGGGTTCCTACGGCCTACCGAAAGGAGGTTGGTCCCATGATTACTGGAATCGGTTTCCCAATAAGCGAACTTATAATAGTTGGATTACTGGTCGCCATAATGCTTCGCCAAAACAAGTGAAGAAGGCGACCTACTTACACTGGTTAGAGACTACATAGCGTCCCTGATCAGTGTTTTTTCTAAATGTCTTGATTATATGTCCACAAAGAATTACATGTGTGTCACTCAAGACACTTGAGTTACAAGGGTGGCGACTGAGCAAGTCTAGCAACCGCAGGACTACCAGCCGCCACCAACCCCATCATATAGGTTGAATCAGACTAAAAGGTGGAAGCAACTTTTTATAGGCCAACTAGGTGCGCATTTGTTTTAACTGCCAGAGTGCTATAGTTGCCTTAGGCATTTCTAAGTCCACAGCCCTTTCATGCATCCTATTAGCGTATTTTAAATTCACTCTCATAACCATATCAGACGCCGTTAGGTATCTCCAGCCACGCTGATTCCGTTCACATTTGACCCAACCTTGTGGTTCCGTATCTCGTAACAAAGAGTCAGCGGCATTTCTCGATATACCAATTAACTTGGCGCATTCACAGAGTCCTATACTTTGGTTCTTCAGTGTGCGGTTAACAATAATAGCCAAGAAGTTACGTCGAACGTAAGTGCTGAGTGACCAGTCTATGAGTTTTTTCTCTTCATTGCTGACGTCAGGAGCAACCCTCTTATATGTCGCTATTTCAAAATCACTGAGTTTACTTGCGTAGATGTTAAGTAATTCTTTTATCGCTATTTCCAATTTGTCCAAGTAAATCTCCTGTTGCAAACAAATTAGATAGTGTGAATACGGTACACTTGCAAGTTTACTCAGGTAACTCTTTTCTCAACTCAGTCTCAAACATGCCCTCTGGTGAATCCAAAGCGGCTAACATATCAAGTAGTTGGTGGTAGGAAACTATCAGTATTTCATGTGCATTATTCTTTTCGTCAAACTGCCGTATATACACACGTCCATCGTTCTCTAGGAACATGTCGATGTCTTCATGTCGCGCGTGGTCATCAACCACAACAATCTTGGTGTAGTTGTCCTCATGTTCTACTGTGAACATTGGTCTTCCTCTTAGCATTGGTAGTAGGGGGAAAGGTGGCCCCGAAGGGCCAACTTTTAGGCTGTAAGGTCTACAAGTTCACAAGTGCCGCCAGTACACGCGAGAGTCTGAGACGCCTTAGTCCCATCCTCTTTCTCGTAGTCCGCTAGTTTGGACCAGTCGATACGCTTAGGCATCTCTTTAAGTGCCGCTAGGTACTCTTCCATCGTGCAGTCTTGATACGGTGCTTGAGCATACGTGTGTTCAAACCTTGGTAGGAAGGACACCCCAGACATCTCGTCAAAGTGCTTGTAGACAAAAGCACCTACCTCAGGCCATTCGTCCTCGCCCACAGATACCGTCACAGAGGGCTTGTGGCACGTATAGAAGCGTTGGTACATCAGCCACATCTCTAGTTGTTCTATGGCCCCCATATCGTTTCTAGTGATAGAGCCGACAGCGGACATAGGGAAACTAAAGACTGTAGTGGTCTCAGGTTTCATAGCACATGGTTCCGTAGGGATACCTTGGTCCTTCATGAACTGCGTTAGTGGGTCTTTGTTGTCACCACGGACTGTACGGATGTAGTAGTCGTTATGACGCGCATGGATTCCACTGGCAGAGTCTACAAGTTGGCTTACCGTGCCTGATGGTTTTACCGCCGTGACAGCAGCCGCCTTGTTGATGCCTAACTTCTTAGCCCAACTCTCGTTAGTCTCTACAGCAATCCTACGGAACATCTGTAGGCGTGGCACAAGACCTTCCTTCTTACCGTTAGTCAGTGCGTTATCCATGATGCCTGTCATAGACACACCAAGTAGAGCCTCTTCGTCCGTGTTGTGTTTCCAGCAATCGCGGAGGTAGGGGAAGTAGGTCATAGTCGCCTGAATGGTGCCTAGGATGGAAGCGAGTCGCACTTTGCGACATATTGCGTCCATAGTATCCGTAGACTTAATCACGGCCTCTGTAAGGTTACAGAACTGACCGCCTGTGCCGACTACTGGTTTCAAAGATGCTTCGCCAGTCTCAAGGTCTTGGTACACCTCTAGTCGGCTGCCGCGCAATACTATCTCAGAACATGGGTTGGTCCCGAACTCGTAGTTGGTGTCACGTATACCTTCGCGCATGGCTTTGTCTGATGCTGCCTTGCGATTAAAGATACCACGCTCACCTGAGCCACTCGCAGCCAATGCTGTCCACTCACGCATGAAAGTAACTGCGTCTGGTTTACCATCGTAGGCTACGGAGTTGTTGGCTAATCTGAAGTGGTCATTCTCTTTCCACCACTCACCTGACTTTGCGTCACGCATCTCTTCGTCTGTGAGGTCACTTAGGCTAATCATGGCACTACGGCGCACACCACCTACCACAACAATGTTACCAATCATGCACATGATACTGTGGACTTCGATTGGTCGCAATTTGCGACCTTGTGCTTTGATAAAACTGTCGATGGTAAACTTAAAGAGTTCTACGAGTGGTTCTGGTCCAGACGCTCGACCACCAAAGGTCTTCAGTCTAGCACCCGCAGGGCGTACCTTGGACACGTCCCACTTCGGTATTGTACCTGAGTACAACTCTTCGATTAGTTGACGGTAGGCATCAGCCCAACCCTCTTTACTGTCTTCTACAACAACAGTCACGTCACGGTGGCTGATGATACGTGGTACTGATGGTAGACTGTTCACGTACTTTTGTTCACATGAGTAACCTACACCAGTTCCGTTGAGGAGGATGTAGAGGACTTCATCGAAGCAACGCTTGTGGTCTATTGGTGTGTAAGAACAGTTGTACCCTGCGACATTGTCTCTATCCAATGCCTTACCAGCAGTCATCATTGCCCTCATGGAAGGCATGACTTCGAGGCTAAGGATTGCTTCCTCAATCTCCTGTGCTGTTTCTGCATCGACCTTGGGTGCCACAACATTACTGATGTAACGACCCACAGTCTCGGACCACGTTTCCCTGCGGCCTTCTTCTTCAACCCATCTTGCGTATCGTGATGTGTGGATAAACGCCTGATAGTCTGTTGGCAGATAATTATTCATTAGGTTTCTTTCCCTCAAGTTCATTGATCCGCATTTCGCAGTACCTAATTGCTTTTCGCAGATCGGTGATTTCTGATTGTTCGGGTGATTGTCCGTGGTAATCCTTGGACCCTGCGCGGCATGCGTATTTTATTATGTTGCCACGCCAGAACTCGAACTTATTGCTCATGATGAAAACGATTGGTTCTATCGCCCACTGTGCGTAATGCTCTGGGCGTTCAATCAGGTCTTTAGTTGTCAAGGCCAAACCACTCCTTCAACTTGTTATGTTGATGTGGATTCATGGTGTACTGCTTGTACCCATTGTACCCTTTCATGAAGTGTGCTGTGATTAACTCAGCAGCCTCTAACTTTCGGAAGTGGTCACGAATTGTTGACCTAGGAACCCCTAGTCCAATCAATGGCTGACCTGAGAACACGTTGTGCGCTGGGTTCTGCAATAGCCAAAGGTTTATCTTTTGGCGGCTACCGCTTTGTTGTGTCCCCGCATAGACCTCTGGTGTAGACCGATGACGCAGAGGCTGTCTGTCGCCATGTAGGTAGTTGCGGTCTATGAGTTTCTCATGTTCTTCCATTTCGTAGCGGATGATGTCTTGGACTTCGTCTGGGTAAATCGGAAGTCTGAAAGCATTCTTCACTACATTTTTGTATTGCGTTGGAGTCATCTTGTAGGTTCCCAAAGTTTCACCGCTTGTGTCTCTTCGTCCCAATCTGGGTCTCGAAGAATCCTTGCTAATCGCGCTTGGGTCAGCGCGTAGTCTGCGGTTAGGTTTTCTTTTTGATAGGCGTTGACCACAGCGTTCCATGTCGCGTGGCTACCCAACACTTTCTCGGCTGTCTTAGGTCCAATCTTAGGACACCCAGAGTAACCATCAGTGACGTCACCTGTGAGGGTTTGGGTGTAGAAGTACCTGTCAGCCTCGGCCTCACTAATGTGCAGCCGTTCTTCACTTGCGGGTCTGTAGAGACGACAAGGAACAGACTTCATGTCCTTATCATCCGACACAACAATCGCTTTGGTCTGCGGTACAGACCCTAGGATACCCATGACGTCATCTGCCTCTAGGCAGTCAACCTGTATGGTCTCGTAGGTTTCCTTGACCCACTCAGTGAGTGCCTTGTACCCGACAGGCTTACGTGTCTTCTTACGTGCTGCCTTGTACGAAGGTTCCACAGACTTGCGGAAGTTGCTGTGTCCAGACAGAGTGACCACGATGTCTTTGGCATCTAGGTCTTTAGCGAAGTCAGATACCGTACCAGCAAAGGCTGCCTTGGCTTGCTTCAGGTCTGTCGAGAGTGACCACACATCATCACCCCAGTCTGTCTCCTCTTCACAAGAGGCTGCACAGCGGTAGAGGTACAAGTCGCCATCAATGACTATTGTCGTGCGGGGGTAACAGTTCTTTAAGAACATCATCTATTTCTCCTTTGACCTCCATTCCGACATCCGTAATGCACCAACGGCTGCCCCATGAATCGACGTCTACTTTGGTTGTGATGAAGCCCTCTGATGCAGCGATTGCTACGTGCATTGCGCCCTTGCGGGAAAAGTCGGACTTAACTGTGAAAGGTGACCGCCACGCACGGTCTAGCACCACATAAAGTGCCACAAGGTTTTCGATGTAATCGTCAATCTCAGTGCGTGTCAGCCCAAGTTCTTCCCACGGAATATTCTGCGGCGATGGGGATTTTAATTCCGAGAGCAACGCCTGACGCTTCCGCCATTCGTCGAGAGATATTACCGACATGTTCAGCAACTTCCTTAGTTCTACAGGCGACTTGGATTTCATCGTGAACCCAGCGCACAATGTACGCATCGTCGCCATGTTGTTTCTTGATTTCGTCGTAGGTCATCATGACCCACTGCTTACTCACGATGCTGCCGCATGACTGAAGCAACTGAGAGAGACAGCGGTGTTCGGAACGTATCTTTAGTTTCCGTCCGTCTATCGCCTTGATGTACCCACGCTTGTAAGCGGTCTTGAGGTTCTTCTTTAGTGTCGCAAACGCTGGAACTGCCTTGTCGTAGTTCGCTTTGAGTTCACGTCCCCTCTGCGCACCACCACCCGCTATCGCACCTATGAGAGTATCGCCCCCACCGTACAGCGTAGCGTAAAGCCATGTTTTCGCTTGGCTTCTAGTTTCCAAACCTGCGGCTTTCTGGTTGTAGGTGTGGATGTCACCCTCAAGTATCTGCTGTGCATACTCGCCCTTGTCGTAAGGGTAGAGGTAAGAGGCGAGACAGCGGACTTCGATGCCTGAAAGGTCACTACCGCACAACCACCAACCATCTGGAACAGTGAACAACTCACGGCACTCTTTGCCATACTCAGACCCTGTGCTTGGCACTTGGCCTAGGTTTGGGTTTTGGTGTGCCGCGCGGCTCGAAGTAGTGCCATTAGACACCAAGCGGTGACGTAGGCGACCATCAGCATCAACCTTCTTCATCCACGCACCCTTACCTTCAGCAAGCATACCAATGCGCTTCTGTAACAAGAAGAACTCGGCTAGTTCCTTGGCTTCAGGGTAGGGCAGTGCGGCTAGTATCTTTTCGTCAATCTTAGCCTGACCACTTTCCGTGAAACTCTTTGGCTTCCACTTGTACTTATCGACTAAGCACTTGTGGATGTGTTGCCTTGAGTTGGGGTTGAAGTAGATGGTCTTGGACTTAACGAACACCTCACCCGCAACGTAACCTTTGGTCTTGTTGTCACGCTTGGGCATAAAGTCTTCGTGAACTTCCCAAGGTGGAAACAAGTCTTTCAGTTTGTCTTCGATGGTATGGCGTTTCTGCGCAAGTAATGCATATAGGTCTGCTGCCTTACTTTCGTCGAAAGTCCATCCATTACCACCAATCTCTTTACAGATGATAGCCATGCGGTGTTCGAGCATCATTGAGTGTTCCGAAGGCTCAGTACTCATGAAGTGCTTGTAGAGGGTGTCGGTGACTTTGGTGTCTTGAACACAGTAAGAAAGCATCTCTTCGCTAAATGCTTCCCAGCCGCCATCATAGTCATCTTTTAAGTCGCTGAGACGGAGTCCCCACGCCTTTAGGCTATGGGAACCCCAGAGACGCTTAGGAAAGTCTGCTTGTGAAAAACCTCTTTCAGCGTCTTCGTTGAACAACTCATGCTTGATCAGCCTAGACATGACCAAGGTATCCGTCACCTTACCTGAAGGTACGAAGTCGGGATAAATGAGTTGTATTGCAGGGATGTCAAAGTCGAGAATGTTGTGTCCGATGATTTCTTCGGCTTGTACAAGATGTTGTACGCCTTCAGCGATATTATCGGGACGAAACTCTTTGACTTCGTCTGTGTCTGGAGAACGAAGGACTAAGCAGTGAATGCGGTCCATCTTGTCCAGTAGTCCGTTGGATTCTAGGTCAAAGACCCATCTCAACGGTTGTCGCCAGAGCCACCAATGACCCCGCGCTCTTTGCGTGAGTTCAGTTTTTCTATGTTCATGGCTGCGATTGAGTTTAGCGAGATGTCCAAGTCACGCGCAAGGCTTGCGACATACCACAGCACGTCACCAAGTTCCGCACCGATGTCTGCACGTTGCTTGTCGCTCAACACAATCTTTCCGTCGAAACGTATGTTGTCATCGCGGATTAACTTCTTGATCTTACCACCGACCTCACCTGCTTCATTAGCAAGACCAAGAGCAGGGTAGATGACCTTCCACTTATAGATTGCCGTGGCGGCTGTATCAGCCTGATAGTCATTCATTGTGTACATGTGGTTAACCATAAATACGTCTCACCTTTGTTTGATAATCTACATGCTGCCAAATTTTCTGCATGACACCACGTGGGCCAATGCGCTGACCGATCTGTTTTATCAGTCCCATTTCGACAAACTTTTTGAACCTACTGGTCACGGTTCCGTATGCGTAATGCGGAAGTTCCCGACAGAGTTCCGCTGCAATAATTCCTGAACTACCCGCCGCATGTATCGCGTCGAGGATGTCTCTTTCACTCTTGTTGAGTATCGTGTTGGGCCAGTCTTTGACCTCCATGAATTGCATGTGTGTTTGCTGCATGTTTTCCGTAGTCTCCATTAGAAGGGCATGAAGTTATCCGCTGACATGAGACGCCCTTTGTCTCTGTCATACTGAAGTTGACCTGCGGGACCGACCTCACCTGTAAATCGGTTCTTTAAGACAACTAAGTTCCTGAGACCCGCTGTTGGGTCTTCAGCGTCCACCTCAAGACCCACACAGGCGTCTGAGAGTTGGACCAGTCCGTGTGACCCTCTGAACTGGTTGAGGGAAACTCTATCGCCATTCTCATGACCTCTATCGCCACTCGGGCGGCGTAGGTGAGACACAAGGATTAGCGGTAGGTCTAGTTCGGAACACAGGACACGTAGCCTGTGTACGATCGAGTCTATGAGAGTTCTCTCGTTAGAGGTCTCAGCGGTCAATCCACTGACCAAGATACTAACGTGATCCAAGAAGATTACGTCACACCCAAGACCGTGCTTCATGTAGCGTATACGGTTCTCAATGGTGTCCATGTCAGTGCTGCCAAAGTGGTCAAAAAGATAGATGGGGCTTTTGGACATAAGGTCATCGAACCCCGAGGTTATCTCTTCGTCTGTGGCTGCATCGTTATCTATGGTGATGTTCTTGTTGATGTGGATGCCTACAAGCCCCTGTGCGGTACGCTTGGTTGACTCCTCCAACATCATCATCCCAACAGTGAAGCCGTCTTGGTGTATCCTGTAAGCCAACTCCCGAACTAAGGTTGACTTACCGACCCCAGACCCTGCCGCAATAGTCACAAGTCCTGTGCGGATACCTTTGAGCATTTCGTTAAGTTTAGGGTAGGGGTACTTGATAGGACTTTCAGCATCCTTGGCTGCCACCAAGTCACGCATGTCTGCCATAGCCACAATGCCATCTGGCCTATACTGCTGTGCTTGGTGGATGGCTGTGATGATTGCACCTGCCTCACCGTTCATAAGGCACTCATTGGCGTCCTTGTACGGCAACACAGCAATCTTTGTTTTACCAAGAGGTAACACTTCGGCACA